CTAAAGGATCCTTAGTGGTATTTCCTGGATTTGTTTGGCATAGAGTATGTCCAGTTAAAAAAGGATCTAGACACAGTTTAGTAATATGGAACTTAGGATGGCCATTTCAATGAAAAATAAAAAATTAAAACAAAAAAGAAAAAAAGAAAAAACTAAAAAAGAGTTTGATAAAATTTCCTGTGGGAGTGCCACATCATTTCCAACACAATTACAAAGAGACAACTTATTTAGTTGCCCTTTGTGGTTTGCTGATGAGCCAAAATTTGTAGATGAATTAAACAAAGCATCTGATTCATATATTGAAAAATCTACAAAAGATATGCAAAAAAATATAGATGAAAGAAATAAAGAGTTTGGTGATAAGGGAGATATGGGCCACGTATTTCATTCTACAACTTTACTAGGTGACCCTAATTTTAAAGAACTTACACATTATATAGGAGCTACATCACATAATTTATTAAGTGAAATGGGTTTTGATTTAACTAACTTTCAAGTATTTACTACCGAGTTATGGGTTCAAGAATTTGCTAAAAAAGGTGGTGGACATCATACATTACATACACATTGGAATGGTCATATGTCTGGTTTTTATTTTTTAAAAGCAAGCGATGCAACATCAAGACCAATATTCGAAGACCCAAGAGCAGGTAATGTAATGAATCTTTTACCAGAAAAAGATAGATCAAAAATAACTTATGCATCTTCACAAATTAATTATACAGTGAAACCAGGTAGGATTATATTTTTTCCTTCTTATATGCCTCATATGTATTCGGTGGATATGGGTTATGAACCGTTTAGGTTTATTCATTTTAACTGTCAAGCTATACCGAAAGGAGTATTAAATGTCGTTCAAGAAAAATAAATATAGTATCTTAAAGGGAGCTATCTCTAAAGAGTTAGCAGATTTTACTTATGCTTATTTCTTAAATAAAAGAAGGGTGGCAAAACTTTTATTTGAAACAAAATATATATCACCATTTACTGAGTATTGGGGAGTATGGAATGATGATCAAGTACCTAACACTTATTCTCATTATGCAGATTTAGTTATGGAAACTTTATTACAAAAAGTTCAACCCGTTATGGAAAAACATACCGCGCTTAAACTAAGTCCTACATATTCTTATGCAAGAATATATAAACAAGGGGATGAATTAAAAAGACATAAGGATAGATACTCGTGTGAAATATCTACAACTTTAAATTTAGGGGGAGATCCCTGGCCTATTTATTTAGACCCAACAGGTAAATTCGGTCAAGCTGGTATTAAAGTGGAGTTAGATCCAGGGGACATGTTAATATATTCTGGATGTGAACTTGAACATTGGAGAGAAGAATTTAAAGGAAAAAATTGTGGTCAAGTATTTTTACATTATAATAAAAAAGGTTCTAAGATGGCGAAGCAAAACGAAAACGACACTAGACCTTTTATAGGTTTACCTAATTATTTTAAGGGCCTTAAGTTGACAAAATCTAAGAAATAGTTTAGACTATACGCTTGCAGAGGGATGATCCACCACTGATTCCCTCTGCTTTATCATATTGATAAATCATCAGATCTAGTATAATTTCACTTAGGAGATTATATGTTAACAAAAATCACATTAAAACCAGGGTTAGATAAACAATCCTCAGATACAGGAGCAGAAGGCCGTTGGGTAAATGGCGACTATATGCGTTTTAGATATAGTTATCCTGAGAAAATAGGTGGCTGGCAACAGCTTACATCTAGTAATTTAATAGGTGCTGGCAGAGACCAACACGCTTGGGTAGACAATGTTGGAAATAAATATGTAGCTATTGGCACTAACAAAGTTTTATATGTTTATTTTGAAGGCGCTGTTTATGACATTACCCCACTAGACCTTACAAAAACTCAAACTAATGTTGCTATTGGAAGTACTAATGGATCCAATATTTTAACATTAACTTTTCCTACAGCCCATAATTTAGAAGTAGGAGACCTTATGGAATGTAGAGATAGTTCTACAGTTATGACTGGAGTTGGCACTAGTTATACTACCGCTGATTTTAATGGAAAATTATTTGAAGTATTAACCACTCCCTCAACCACTACTTTAACTGTTAAAATGACTTTACAACCTGGAGAAACAGGGACAGGAGGAGCAATAGCCACAACAACTATTGATCCTTATTATGCTATAGGTCCAGTTACTCAAGGTTATGGTTATGGATGGGGAACTAATACTTTTGGTGGTAGAGTTATTCCACCTACATTAACTACATTAAATGGGTCTTTAGCAGATGACACTAACGGTAATAATGGTTCAGCAACCGAAATTACTTTAACATCAACTTCAGGATTTACAGTTCCTTCTTCATCAACAGAAGTTATTCAAGTAGATAATGAACTAATTGGATATACAGGAATCACAGGAAACAAAGTAACAGGAATTACTAGAGCATATAGCGGAAGTACTAGAGCTGCTCATTCTAACGGAGCTACAGTTTATGATGCAAGCGGCTATGTGGGATGGGGAAGTGCAAGTTCTTCAGCTCAAGTTGTAATTGAACCTGGACAATGGAGGTTAGTAAACTATGGAGAAAACTTATTGGCTTTAGTACATAATAAAAAAGTATTTGAATGGGATCCCGATAGTGGTGCAGGATTAACAAATAGAGCAACGGTTTTAGCAAATGCACCAACTGCTTCAAGAGACATGGCTGTTTCTACTCCCGATAGACACTTAGTATTTATTGGAACAGAAACAACAGTAGGTACTCCTGGAACACAAGATGATATGTTTGTAAGATTTTCAGATCAAGAAAGTATTAATGCAACGGATTCATATACTCCTAGTGCAACCAACACAGCTGGCTCACAAAGATTACCTGATGGATCTAAATTAATGGCAGTTATTGCAGGTAAAACAGCTTTATATGTATGGTCGGATACAGCTATGTATACAATGAAGTTTGTAGGACAGCCTTTTACTTTTGGTTTTGAACAAGTTGGAACTAATTGCGGTATATCTAGTCAGCATGCGCCTGTGGAAATAGACGGTGTTGCTTATTGGATGGGACCTAATGGATTCTTTAAATACACTGGAGGTAGAGTTTATAGTATGCCTTGTTTGGTAGAAGATTATGTTTTTGAAAACATTAATGTTAATGCCAATCAACAAATTCATGGTGCAGTTAATAATTTATTTGGTGAAATAACTTGGTTTTATTGTAGTCAAGGGTCAGACGAAGTTAATCGATCGGTTAGTTACAATTATATAGAATCTACTGACGCACACCCTATTTGGACTACATCTTCTTTAGCAAGAACGACATGGACACCTGAAGGAGTTTATGGAAAACCTTATGCTACACAATACAAGACTGGTGTTGCACCGACTTCTCCGGAAGTTAACGGAGTTACAAATGGAGCAAGTTATTTTTGGCAACATGAGATTGGAACAGACGAAGTTTTTGCTAGTGGTACCACTAATGCAATTACAGCAAGTATTGAATCAGGAGATTATGATATAAGTAAAGATCAAGGTCTTCCTGGTGAAGGAGAATATATAATGAGAATTAGTAGATTTATACCTGACTTTGGGGCTCAAACGGGTGACGCTCAAGTAAGGTTAACAACTAAGGCTTTTCCTAATAGCGCCGGAGTTGCTAATAATTATACAGCTACCACAAGTACAACTCAACTTAATACCAGAGTTCGAGCAAGACAAATTGCTTTCAGAGTAGCAAATACAGGGACCGGTGAAAACTGGCGACTAGGAACTTTTAGATTAGATATACATGCAGGAGGTAGAAGATAATGGCTAAAATATCAGAAGTAGTATCAACAATTGAAGGACCGGAATTTGATCAACAAAATGTTCAGAACTTGGCCAACAATGTTATTTCAATTGTACAAAAAATGAATACTACATATCAACAACAATTAAAGGACGAACTAGAAGCCTTTACTTTATTTATAGATTAAGTTAGGATAAGAAAAAGACATGGCGAATGCATATAAAAATAGTATCTATACTACCACAGGGACAGGAGCAGAAACTATTTATACAGTACCGGCTGCAACCGTAGGAATTGTTAAATCACTTTCTATATTTAATGGAGTAGCAGGTACTACTAATCTAACTATTTCAATACTAGATAGCAGTGCAGGGACAACTACTTTTTATGCTAAAAGTTCAAGTGTAGCAGCGGATGCTAAAGTAGAAATACTTGAAGGGGAAGCTAGCACTGTATTAGTTTTAGAAGAATCAGACGCCATTAAAGTAACATCAAGCGGGGGTGCAGGAGTAGTCTGTACTTTAAGCGTATTACAACAGGATAGAACATAATGACAAAAACAGTTAAAGTAGATGGCCAAGACGTACCAGTACTTGAACCAACAGAAATAATAGAAACCTTTACCAATATTAAAACAGGAGAAGTTTATAAAGATGAAGCTGCCTATAAAGCAGCTAATATTCCCCCAGAAGACTTAAGAAAAGATGTCAAAGTAATCATGCCTCCTCTTGATTTATTTGGTAAAAGCTAGTAATAGTATACATTCAGGCAAAATACCTGCACTCAAAGAGTATAACATTTTCAAGGAGAATTAAAAATTATGGCCGATTGGTGGGATGTAGTAAAAACAGGAGCTGATATAGTCCTTTCAGGAGGAAAGGCTTACTTAGATTACAAGAGCAAGAAGAAACAAAATGAGATGATTCAAAAGTCTTATGATGATTATATGGCTCAACAAAAAGAAGCAGCTAAAGTTGCACAGCAAGCTGTTTCAACTAATCTTACTCCTATGACAGTATTTAATAAACCTTCTAATAAAGCAGACGTAACAGACTTTACTGCTCTTGCAGCGAACGGAGGTTTAATGAGTCTAGCAACTGGATCTCGTCCAACATACCAAGAAGGAATTGGTCCATTGGTTGAACAAGTTTCTATGCAAGAAGATGTATCTGAAGTACCAGCAGGGGGGGATGTGCCACCTGAACTTGCAGAATTAATTAAAAGTTTACACGCAGAACATTATGAAAGATTAAAAGCTATGGGTAAAACCGATGAAGAAATTATGAAAATTCTTATGGACATGGCTATGAGTATGATTCAAGCAGACGACCAAGGTAAAACTCCTGAAGCAATGGGAGTAGAAGTTCAAGCTGAAGAAATGATTGATGTAAAAAATGGTGGTATTATGGGTTTAAGAAAAGGTGGTAGAAGTAAGTATAAAGAAGTGGGAATTGTAGATGATGATGATATAGAAGTAATGGACCCTGAATCACTAGGAGATTTTGAACTTAAAATGGAAGAAGGCATTCCGATTGGTCCGATGGCTTCTGGCCCGAGTGATAAATATGAAGCACAAATTCAAAAACTTATGCAAGAAATGAATATTAGTAGAGAGCTAGCCGAAGCATTAATACTTGGTTCTGATCCTGCCTCAATAGAGTTTTTGAAAAATTTAAGACAAGGTGGTATTGCAGGTTTGAGAAAAGGCGGAAGAGTTCAAAGATATGGTGGTGGTGTGATGAATCTTGCAGGAAGGGAAAAAGATTATAGAACTACTGGTGGCTTTGTTGACATTGGTGGTAAAGAAAGAGCTGATGATGTTCCAGCTAGATTAAGTAGAAACGAATTT